TGATCGCCAAGAACAAGGCGACCGGCATCACCCACGAATGGCAAGTGGACGCCCTGCGCGCTGCAGGTTCGAACGCCCAGGCTGAAGGCGACGACTCGACCGCAACCGCCGTCACCCCGACCGTGCGCCTGAAGAACACTACTCAGATCCTGAAGGAAGTCGCTTCGGTTTCGGGTACTCAGGAAGCCGTGGACAAGGCCGGCCGCAAGTCGGAGATGAACTACCAACTAGCGAAGAAGTCGGCGGAACTGAAGCTGGACATCGAGTACGCCTTCACCCAGAACAACGTGACTGCCGCTTCGCCGCGCAAGCTGCGTGGTCTGGTGGGCTGGATGGGCGACAACGTCAACGGCGGCACCGGCTATGTGGCCCCGAACTACACCACCAACGTGGCGCAGACCGATGGCACTCAGCGCACCTTCACCGAAGCGATGCTGAAGGACGTGGCGCAGAAGGTGTACGCCGCTGGCGGTCGCCCGACTGTTCTGATGATGGGCACCACCCAGAAGCAGACCTTCTCGACCTTCACCGGCAACTCGACCCGCTTCAAGGACGCTGATGATCAACTGGTCGCGTCCATCGACGTGTACAAGTCGGACTTTGGCACCTACAAGGCGATGATCAACCTGCAGCAGCGCGCACGTGACATCTTCCTGCTCCAGCCGGACAAGCTGGCCGCCTCGGTGCTGCGTCCGTGGGAAGTGTCGGATCTGGCAAAGACCGGCGACAGCGACCGCAAGCAAATCATCATCGAGCTGACCCTGGAAAACAAGAACCCGAAGGCCCACGGCCTGATCGCGGATATTTCCTGATAGATAAACTGGTATAATGCACCGTATTCCTTAATGGAGAGGTGCATTGTGCGAGAAAGTCGAGCAGGAAGTGTAAGCGAGCGGTTCTTCAAACGGTTTGCCATCGATTCTGATACCGGTTGCTGGAATTGGACTGGTGCCAAAAACGCCAAAGGATACGGAGTTATTGGCGGGAAGATCGATGGCAAACGATATGCGCCAGCTGGGCAAATGATGCTGGCACATAGGGTTTCGTGGATTCTCCAAAATGGAGAGATCCCGGAGGGTAGCGGGGCGCACGGAATGATTGTGATGCACAAGTGCGACAACCCAGGATGCGTCAACCCTCAGCATCTTAGGTTGGGCACTCAGAGCGAAAACGTTCTGGATATGGATAGGAAGGGCCGGAGGACTACGCGGGCATTAAGCGGCGTTGAACACGGCAGGGTGATCATTAAGGATCAAGCGGTTATTGATCTGATCTGTTCGACCCAAGGCAAGACGAAGGAACTTGCGGAGCGTTTTGGTGTGAGCGTCAACGTAGTCAAGCAAATCCGGCAGCGGAATGGGCTTGGAAGCGAAACGCCAGAGAAGTTCAGGGCCAAGAATTTGCCGCAAGAGGTCATTGACCACATACGCAGCACGCCGCCAGGAACACGCGGACTAACAAAGAAGTATGGCCTCGGTAAGACGGCCATAGCAAACATACGTAAGGGACTGACTTATAAGTAGTCAGCCAGTAACCCTACGGCGGCCCTTCGGGGCTGCCTCTAAGGAGGTCACATGACGCTCAAGACTTTTGCTCCAAGCGGTGCCGACACCGTACAGCTTTCCGCAACCGCTGCTAGTTCGCGTGTGGCCGTCGACTCGCTCAGCTCCGTGGTCCGCGTTCTGAACGCAGGCCCGAACACCGCCTATCTCCAGTTTGGCGATGGCTCGGTGAGTTCCACCACGGCCAAGATGCCGATCCCTGTCGGCTCGACTGAGTTGTTCACCAAGGGTAGCGCGCCCAACGTGGCCGCCATCTGCGACGCTGGCAATACCGCCGTGCTGTTCTTCACGCCAGGTGAGGGCATCTAATGGCGTACGCCGATCTCGTCAAAGAGACCACCGCGACCACTGGTACGGGCGACATTGCCCTGAGCGGTGCAGTGCAGTCGGCGAGCGCAGGATATTTTCGCTCGTTCGGCCAAGCGCACTCCGTTGGCGACAAGGTGTTTTACGCGATCCGTCACACGGCCACCGCTGAGTTTGAGGTGGGCCTAGGAACACTGACGGATGCCGGCCACCTGTCGCGCGACACCGTCTATACCAGCTCCAACAACAACCAGTTGGTGAGCTTCAGTTCTGGCACTAAAGAAGTATCGGGGACGATCCCTGCCGCTCAACTGTCGAAGCTTGGTGCACCAGATGCCGCACAAGTGACGACTCTTGCAAATCCGACCACGGCTTCTCTGCTGACCGAAGATGGCGGGACGATCAAGCGCATCAAGACTGCAGATTTCTTCACCCAGTTTGGCACGTCACCTTCCCAGGTGCCGGATGCTGGCACACTCGCAGGCACGAACCGCGCGCTGCTGGATCAGGGCGACGGCACTGAGCGCGGCCTGTCGCTCGACAATCTGTATGGATGGTTGAAGCCGAAATTCGACGCACTGTATGCCGCAATAGGCAGCACCGGCGGCTCTGGCACCACTGCAACTGCAATCACAATGACCGGCCCGACCACGGGCGTCGTGTCAACCCAGTCGAGTAACTTCACGGTTGGCGTCTCGCCGGTTGGTGGCGCGATCAGCGGCACGATCACCGTTACGCCTTCGGATAACGGCGGTGGCGGTAGCTTCTCGCCGACTAGCGTGAGCCTGACTTCGGCCTCGCCGACTGCAACGTTCAAGTACACGCCGAGTGCCACCGTAGGTGCGCGCACCATCAGCGTGACCAACAGCGCGGCACTGACGAATCCGAGCAACATCACCTATACGTCGACTTCGTCGGCAGCTACGGCGGTTCAGGTGACTGGCCCGACCTCGGGCACTGTCAGCGTAGCGTCGACGAACTTCACCGCATCGGCCAATGGCACGATCACTGGCACCATCGTGGTTACGCCTTCCGACAATGGCGGCGGCGGCTCGTTCAACCCGACCAGCGTGTCCATCTCCAGCGGAACGCCGACTGCGACGTTCACCTATACCCCGAACGCGACGGCGGGCGCCAAGACGCTGAGCTTTACGAACGACGGTGGCCTGAGCAATTCGGCGAACATCACCTACACTGCTTCCGCAGCGGCAGCCGCGACGTATACCGTCACCGGCTATGTGACGAATAGTACGGTCAATAAGGTAAAAGACGGCCCAATCGATCTTGCCACTGCGTCGAACTACACCTACAACTATTCGCCTGCAGGTAAAGGGCTGGCTCCCGACAAGGTATTCAACAACGGCAACGGCTACCTGTACTTCCGCAAGAATGGCGCAGCGGTCACTGGTCGCGTCGTGTCTGGCTGGACCACATCGCCGGATCAGCCGCTGCCGTCCGACATCCTGCACTTCAGCACCACTCCGCCCAGCCCGAACCAGAACGCCAATACGGGCAGTTCCAAAAACGGCCTGGTCACGGCGGGCAACAACGGGACCAACATCACTGACCAGGGCAACCTCTGGGTGGCGGCTGGCTTCAGCGGCAAGATGTATCACCACGTCTGCGAAGTTGATCCTGCCGCGCCCGCAAATGCGCCGGTGATCTTGGGCTGGGCGTGCACGAACCCGACTGGCCTCTCTTTCACGAACGCATAAATGAGCCTCCGTCAATCCGGCCAAAAAGTGCGCACTTCAGGCGGCAAGCTGCTCCTGGCCACCGCTGCTGTTGCTGCGCCGCCGTCGTTCACGGACTTCGGCCTAGGCATGATCGGCCAGTCCAACATGTACAACCGCCAAAGTAATTCCGGCGTGAAGGTGTACCCATTGGGGCATCCAAACGTAACGGAATACTACGCTGCGACCGCCACCTCAGCGGCGGGGACACTGCGCCGCATCAGTAATGTCGGCACAGGCGCTTTTGCGGGTGCCGACAAGTGGGGCGCTCCTTCGTCTATCTATGGAAGCAATTTTGCCTCCAGCGGTAGCACCGGCGATGGCCCGGTGATGCTTTCCGGCCTGCTGGCCGAGGGCCTTCAGATGCCGGTGCGCGTCATCAACCGCGCCTTTAGCGGATCGTCTATCGATAGCTGGATCAGCGTTGCGAACGGCGGGCTCGCCAACACAAACGGCGCCAATAAATGGGAAACCTTCGCCTCTGCTGTCCAGTTGCTGGCGACCCAGCTTGGCACGACGCCGGCTGCACTGCTGCGCATGGTGGTGTGGCACCAGGGTGAAACCGACGCGCACACGATGACCCCGACGCAGTGGAAAGCAAAGCTAGCCATCGTACATGCGCAGTGCAAGGCGCTCGCCGGGAACCGCGCCGACTTCCTGTTTGGCGTGTACGCGCTCGGGCCGGGGCATTTCAATAACAGCGTTGAGGGCGAATTCGGCGCATTCCGTGTGGCGCAGTATGAGTACGCAACCACCACGCCAGGCGCGTTCTTCGCGGGCAGCGCCTATGATGCGCCGACGCCAATCGACGAAGTGCACATTGGCAGTGATGGCTTCCACCGAATCGACCGGCGTGCCGGGAAGGCGGCGCTGTATGCGTTGGGCGTCACCTCGGCAGCAACTGGTCGCGGCGGCAATGGTGCCGGTCCGCGTGTTGCTAGCGCAGCTTGGGACGACAGCGGCGTGGTTGTCACGCTCGCACATTCTGGCGGTAATGGCCTCCTCGACGGCGCAGGCGGCAATGGCGGCTCGCTAACCGGGTTCGAGTTCAAAGATGCCGTCGGCACGGTGATTCCCTACACCGGGAGCGCGATTACGGGGCCAAACACCGTGCGCCTCGCCATGGCAACGAAGCCGGCCACGATGTCCTACGGGCTGATGAACGTACCCTGCGGCACGGCGAACGGCACCAGCATTTCCTTCGCTCCGGCCTCCTGCCTGTACGACAACGACGGCTATTGGCAGTACGGCACTACGGCGCCCACCGCCGTGGGAAGCCCGCTGCTTCCGTGCGCTGCAATCACGGTCAGCTAAGGAAAAACCATGCTCGGCTTCCCAATCTCATCGCTCCCAATCGCTGCAAGTAACCAGACGCAGGAAGCGCCTCCAGCACCTCCGCCACACGTCACGCCACCGGCATTCAGTGGCACTCGTAAAGGCCGTGCACGAGGCCACAAGCGCCGCTAACAGGAGAACTAATGACGCAACTCGCAACCAGCTTCAAGACTCAAGACGACCGCCTGTATGTCGGTCGCTCCCAGGACTGCACGGCCATCGCAGAATATGCCAAGGCGCTGCACAACGAAGGCTATCACGGCTCCAGCGAAATGAAGCACGCGGCCAAGATCCCGTTGGTGATCGTTGAGAAGTACTGCAACGAACGCGGTATCACCTTCGAGCAGTTCATGGCTGACGACAAGCATATTAAGGCTGTGGTCGAGAATCCCGATAACTCGGTATTCCGCATCTGGAAGGGCAAGCTGTAAGACGTACTAACCCTCTTAACGCCGTGACGGCGCTGGAGAAAAAATGGCAACAAAAGATTACACATGGCTGCAAGGCGCAGTCGCCAGCTTCGTGCACCGTACGGACATCGCGGCGAAGGTGGGCGACTTCGTAACGCTGGCCGAAGATCGCCTCAACCTGGACGTTGACAATCGCCTGCAAGAGTCGCTTGTCACGCTGGCCGCAGTCCCTGGCTTGCTCACCATCGCTTTGCCTGACGGCGTCACCGATGTGCTGTCGATCTCCATCGACGGCCAGGGCAGCGTCGATTACATGAGTGTTGGCGTGTTCAATGCCCGCTACGGCAGCACGCAAGGCCAACCGCGCAACTACACCGTGATCGGTGATGACATCTATCTCGGCCCTACGCCCGATGCGGCGTATGACCTGAAGGTGGCTCTGCGCTCCACGCTGCCCCCCCTCACGGAAGCCCCGACCGGCCAGAACTGGCTGATTGTCGCTCATCCGAGCCTGTACTTGGCCGCGACCATGTGCGAAGTCTGCATGTACACCAAGGACACCGCAGCGCTGCAAGTGTGGGAGCAGAAGTATCAAAACGCGCTCTCGCTGGTCAACGGCACCGATAGCAACGTGGCTAGCTCGCTCGCCATTCGTCCCGATACCACGACCCCATAAGGAGTATTCATGCCATTAGAAACAGGGACCTATATCGCAGACCTGAATGCTGCGAACCCGGCGGCGGCAGATCCAAAGAGTCAAGGCGACGACCATCTGCGCCTGATTAAGTCGGTCCTGCGCAGCTCGTTCCCGAATATCGCAGGAGTGATGCCTGTGGCGCATGACCAGGTAGCGTCGAAGACCGATATCACGAACGCGCAGTTTGCAACCGCACTTCCGGTGCAGCCTGGTGGGGCGTTGACCTATAGCCTTACCTCGACCGGTGGCTCAGCATCGTGGACACTGCGCTATCCGTCCATGACAGGGTTCTCTGGCTATTTCCTGACGAACGACGGAACGAATTCTGCCTCGTGGGGGAACACCCTGAAGGCGAGTATTTTCCGCCTCGCTGACGGAACGGACGTGACCAAGCTTGCTGCCTTTGACCTGTCCAGCATCACCACTGGCACAACCCGAACATACACCCTGCCAGATGCAAGCGGAACCATCGCGCTGAAGTCTGACACGGCTATGCAGCTTCTGGCGCAGGCAACGGTAAGTAGCGCAGTTGCAAACATCGACTTCCTGAGCGTTTTCGCCTCTGCATACGACAAATACGTTATTGAGGTTCAAGGAATCACTCCTAGTGCTGCTGACACCCTGTCAATGCGCGTTGCCAAAGCTGGTGCCGTCGACTCGTCGGCAAACTACACGAATTTAGTAAACGACGGCATTAATACGACTACGGGGCAGACCCTCTTTGCTATTGCCGCCAGTGTCTCTGCCATTAATACGACGACACTGACCATTGAAGTACGCGGCACGAATCTCGCGAGTGGACGCCAAGGTGTAAGCGCGCGCGGATTCTATCAGGGCGCGGCAAATCTTATCGGTTTGGCACGAGAAGGGGCATTTATTGGCGCGGGCACCCTATCTGGCTTCCGCCTATTTTGGTCTAGCGGTGCCAATTTCACGACCGGGACTGTTCGTGTCTACGGCATCAAGAACAGCTAAGGAGGCGAGATGAACTATGTAGTCCTGGACAATGGTACCCCGCGCTTCGCCACCGCAGCTGAAACTGCGGAAATCGAGGCGCGAAAGGCTCAGGCGGCAAAGCCGATGGTACCGGATCAAGTGACCATGCGGCAGGCGCGACTTGCGCTTCTTGGTGCGGGCTTGCTTTATCAAGTGAGCCCGACGATTGATGCGCTGGATAGTCCTGACCGCGAGGTCGCGCGCATTGAGTGGGACTATTCAAGTGCGGTTAGCCGTCATCGTCCGCTGGTAACGATGCTGGCAACAAAGCTCGGGCTGAGCGATGCGCAACTTGATGACTTGTTCATCACCGCAGCGGTGCTGTGATGCGCGACGGCTACGTCACTGTTCGGCTCACCAGCCGCTGGCCCTACAACCCGCTAAGTCTTGCAATCGGCTTCGCAGCCGGCTCCCCCAAGTTTAGCCACGCCATCACCATCATTGGCGACCGAGCTTACGAAGCATCGATGACGCATGGCTGCCGCGCAGGCTCCGTCGATGATCTGATGGAAGGTGTGGCGATCTATCGTGACATGCCGGTTTGGCTGCCGGACATCGATGCAGCGCAGGCGTTTGCCGAGGCTCAGGTGGGGAAGGGATACGACTGGCCCGGCGCCATTGGCATTCCCTTCACCTACTCGGAGGACTGGAGTGACGATAGCCGTTGGTGGTGCTCGGACCTCGCGTTTGCCATATTGCTTGCAGGCGGTACGCGCTTGCTTGACCCTGCCGTGATGAAGAGGGTTCGACCAATCGATCTTCATATGGCTGATCTTCCGAAGTCGCAGATCTTAAAGGTGGCCTGATGCCAAAAGTTTCTATACCTGCGGCTGGCGCAATCGGCGTCATCAAGGACCGGCCCGCATACGAGCTGCCGCTGGGCGCGTGGTCTGGCGCGAAGAATGTGCGCTTCCTCGATGGCGCAGCGCTCCAGTTCTTCGGTCAGGGCCAGGTCTACGGCGCACCTCTGGAAGCGCCGCAGTACCTGCTGCAAGTGAACGTGGCGGGCTCACGCTACTGGCTGTACGCGACCGCTGGCAAGGTGGCTGCCGTCACCAACACGAGCGGCAGCAGCGTGCACACCGACCTGACGCACGTAACGCCGCGTACCGGAACCGTCAACACCTGGAGTGGCTTCGTATTCGGTGGCGTGCCAGTGCTGAACGCTGGTGACGGCAAAGCGCCGATGTACTGGGATCAGAACCTGACGCACAAGTTTGCCGACCTCCCTGCGTGGCCGGTGAGCACCTCGTGCAAGGTCTTGAGGCAGTACAAAAACATGATGATCGCGCTGAACGTGACAAAGGCGGGCGTGAACCTGCCGTACATGGTCAAATGGTCCAGTCTTGCGGTAGCCGGTGCGTTGCCATCGACATGGAATGAAGCCGACGCAACGCAGGATGCCGGCGAGTTCGATCTGTCCGAGGGGCAGGACTCCATCATCGATGGTTTGGGCCTGAAGGACAGCTTCATCGTCTACAAGGAATCTTCGACGTGGGCGCTGGACTACATCGGCGGCGCTTTCATCCTGAGAAGCCGCAAGGTGTCGGGCATGAGTGGCCTGCTGAACATGAATTGCGCCGTCGAGTTTGAGGCAGGCTTCGGTACCGCGCATCTGGCCGTGACCGGCTCCGATATCGTGATCCATGACGGCTTCAGTGCGCAATCGGTGTTGGACAAGAAGGCACGCCGGTACTTCTTCCAGAACCTGGACACGGCCAACAAGGGGCTGGCGTTCTGCGTCAAGAACCCGTTCTTGAACGAGATCATGGTTTGCTACCCGAGCATCGGCGCTACGTGGTGCGATACGGCGCTGGTCTACAACTACGTCGATGGCACGGTGAGCTTCCGCAGCCTGCCGAACGTCACGCACGCAGCATTCGGCCCGGTGGACAACAGCCTTTCGGGATCGTGGTCGCAAGACTCGGCTCCGTGGGATTCCGACCTGACCGCGTGGAACGGCCCGGATTTCACGCCAGACCGCACGCGCGTGATGATGGGCAGCGCCGACAACAAGCTGTACCTGCTCGACGCCTCGGCATCGTTCGATGGCGCGCTGCCGGACGCCTACCTTGAGCGCACTGGCCTGCACTTCGACTCGCCGGAGCGGATCAAGATGATCACCGGCGTGGTGCCGCGCATCACCGGCAACCAGGGCGGCACAGTGCTAGTACGGCTCGGTTGGGCTGAAAATCCCGGCGACGACCCTGTATGGCTTGACCCAATGACCTACACCATTGGCTCGACTCTGCGTTGCGACGGCTTCGTATCGGGCCGCTACCTCGCCATTCGATTCCAGACCGGAACCGCATTCTCGTGGCGCCTGGATAGCTTCGACATGGTTGTTGAAGACGCAGGGGAGTACTAAGCATGCGCCCAACCAACAGCAACACATTCGCCTACCAGCCCTCAGCCCCGCCGAGCGACCCGGCGCAACTTCCGCGATGGCTGCAGGAGGAGGTAAACAAGATCAAGGCCGCTTATGACGCACTTGCCGAAGGCTTCGATCCTGTGGTGTACGCGCCTCCGCCAAAGCCTCGTCAGGGGATGAGGCGATACGCGGACGGAACCCAGTGGAATCCAGGCAGCGGAGCCGGTTTGTATAGATACGACGGAACCGCGTGGCGATATCTCGGTTAGACGGTCTATATGCAAATGCGCCGCACTTAATTCGCCGATAATGCTGAGTTATCGAATAAAATATAGGTAACGTGAAAGTATTCGGCGTGCGCGGCATTCGAGTAAATCGAAAGGAACAATATGAGCTTTTTGAAACAAATGCTGGGCTTGGAAGGTGCCTCACAGACCGGCAACTCGACCTCCACCTCTACGTCGACCAGTA